TTTTGTTGTTTGAAATAGTCGTCTAGTGCTTTTTGCCACACCTCGCTGCCAAACATCTTAGCGTATGCGCTATAGTGAGCATGTGAAGTACTTACAATAGGCGAGTCGTTCTCTAGCTTGTGAATGTACGCTTTTACCGCGTCCTGTAGTGTCATCGTTTACCCCTTTAGCTGTATTGTATCTGTGCTTGATAGCTTTCGTCGAACAAATCTTCGATTGTGTCGGCTTGCCATGTTGCGCCGTCCGGTGTCAATTCTGGTAATGAGCGGAGTATTTCATGTATTGCTTGCTCTCTGCTGCAGACTATATATACCGCTAGCTCTACTTTGTTCTGAAGTAGGTTATAAAATTGTTCCTCGTTGTTAAACCAAAGTGCTGTATTCCAGTGGTCATAAGACTGATAACCGTTATATGTGTTGTTGCTCATGGTGTTCCCCTTTAAAAGTTTTTCCAGTATGTGCGATCCTGTCTCCAGTTTTCGCGTATGTCGTCCCTTGCTTCGTCCAGCGTTGGCGCTTCGTAAATCCAGCCACAGAGTGAGTACCTGAAGCATTCTGCCTCTAAATCGTCTGCAGGCCAGTGCTGTATCGTTATGCCGAAATAGTCATATTCTTTCATTTGGTGTTCCCCTTGTTTGTGGTGCGTTGGTTTACCAGTGGACACCTTACGCGGCCTCTCCGGTTTGCTGTAGGGTTACCAGCCTATTGAACAAAGTGGCGCACTCGTTGGCCCGCGCATTGCACTTCTTCGCAGCAGCAGTCCGTTCGTCACGCAAAATGGGCTCTTCCGCTGCCGTAGACGCGGCTTTGGCGCGATGGTCGTCTGCAAGCGCGTCATAACCAATCTCAGCATAAAAGGCTAACCGCTTGATTGCGACAATCTGGCCCTCGTTTAAATTGCTTAGATCCATGTTGCCGATAATGTGTGCCATGCTCATATTTATATTACCTCTATCAGTAACCATGCGTTATTGCATGAACACATAGTGGATCAAAAGACCCAGATAGCACAAGGCCCAATGTTGTGTAATATTACCAGTGCTGCACTATTGCGCCACCTTTGGTTTTTGTGTTAGGTATCACAGTGTGAATATTTACGTAGACAAATGTTGTGGCATGTGTTCGGCATAAGGGTACTTCTTTGGCACACACTCTTGACCCCACAAGTTATCCACAGGCTACTGAAGTTATCCACAGGTACACCAAAAGCGGGCCTGCTTGTGTAAAACCTGTGGATAACTTTAGGGGCGGGGGGCCGTGTTGTGACACATGTTGACAAAAGGGTGCCGCCTATGTTTGCAAGAGGTCAATTTGAGCTAAAACCCAGTAAAAAAAGCATAAGTTATCCACAGGTTAACCCCTTGTTTTACCATGTGTTTACCCAAGAGGCGGAACAATAGGTAAAAATAGTGAAAAAAGAGCTTGACTTTTAGTAAAAAGTGTGGTAAAATAATATGTAGATACTGAGATGTATTTAGTAGAGCAGAGTTATCTGTAAGTTAGTAAGTACTAGTTCGTACAGATCCCTTCTTCTGTTACATCTTAGGCAAGGGACTCGTGCGAACTAATGTTCAACACAAGGATTACAGGATAATGTCTAGCGATGACACCCTAGATCACAACAAAAGCTCTCTAGAGCAACAAGCTGCAGATCGTAAAGAGGTTAATCTCCGTAAAAGAAAGAGGGGCCGGCCAAAAAAGTCTGAGGTGCAGGCTAAAACTACAGGATCTAGAGGTAAAGTAGGCAGGCCTAAAGGCGATGCCTCAATCATTAACGAATACAAAGCACGTATGCTAGCCTCCCCTAAATCAGAGGGTGTACTTCAGGCTATTTTTGATGCTGCGCTAAACGATGACCACAAGAATCAAGCAGCAGCTTGGAAACTAATCATGGATCGCATACTGCCAGTAGGTGTTTTTGAAAAGGACGTAATCAAAGATGCGGGACGAAGTGCAATACAGATTAATATCACTGGGGTCGGAGGCGCGACTGTTGCTGATGGCTTTGAATCAGGAACTGAAATTGAGGGAGAGGCAGTTGATGTCACAAAATAGTGTAGATAAAGTCTTACAGGAGACTATCAGCTATTTAACGAGGGTAGGTGATGCTACGAGCCAGCTTGTCAATGTTACTTTTTTGTTTGGGGTTAACGCTAACGAGTCCGTCTCTGGCAGAGCGCATCGGCTTAAGACAAAGCACAAGCCTTGGAAATGGGTTAACTCAACCCTTGACTTTATACTCAGCCAAGACCACTGTGAGCGAGCGTACTTCAACGATCTTGTCAGGGCTAAAAAAACCATTGCAGAGGCAGAAGCCAATGAGTAGCACACCACAGGTAGAAAACCTACTAGACTTTATTGGCGACGTAGAAAGCGAACAAGGATACGACATTGAGTTTGGTAATAATCCTCTTGACTTGTCTAACATGACAATTAAAGAAGTTTTAGAGCACCAAGAAAAACGACGAGCAGAGGGCGTTGAATCTTCAGCAGTTGGCAGGTATCAGTTTATTTACGAAACACTCAAAGGCTTAGTCTATACCGAAGACGGCAAAGAAAAAAACCCTACAGACCTTCCTGAAGACGCTTTGTTTACTCCTGAAGTACAAGATAAAGCAGCAACAATTCTTTTACAGCGAAGAGGACTAGACAAGTACTTAAGCGGTAACATGAGTGCTGAAGACTTTGCAATTGAAGTTGCAAAAGAGTGGGCCTCTATGCCAATTGTGCGGGACACAACAGTTAAACGCGTAAACAAAGAAGGACTAGAAGTACTAGTCGATCTAAAAAAGGGGCAGTCGTATTACGCTGGAGTAGGATCAAACCAAGACCGTGTTGACGTAGATGAGTTTCTCGACGTTATTAAAGAAACTCAACTTCAAGAAATACAAGTAGATCCTAAAATACAAGAGCGAGCAGTTCAAGCTAACACTTTTGTAGAAGCAATGCAGCAGTAAAAGTCTTTACTGGAGAACTTTACATGAAATTCATTACAGCAATCCTAGCGGTACTTTTAATTACAGGTTGTGCATCTAGCTCAACTGAATACTACGAAGCAGTACAAAAAACAGCAGAGGCTAACGCACAGGCGGCACAAGCCAAGTTTGATGCCTTATCTGCTATTGCTTCTGCAGGAGATGGACAAGCCGCTAGTGCTGCTGTAATGGCTTTGGCTCTTACACAGACTCCTTCAGTAACGCCTATTCCTCAACAGTCCCAAGCTATTCAGTGGGCATCTATTCTTGCTACACCTATTACTTCTCTTGGTATGATGTGGATGCAGTCAGACTCAGCTAAGACAATGGCGCGATATAACTCTAGAGTTGACTTGGCGCGAGTTAAAGCTGACGCTGAAACCCAACAGGCTTTGTACGGCAGTTTCTCTGACATTTCTAGCGCAGGGTTCAGTGCTGTAGGAAACGTAGACTACACTCCATTTATTGACGGCATGGTAACGCTAGGCACAACCGGAATGGACAACCTAACGAGTCTAGGCACAGCAGGGTTTGATACTAACGCTGAGATCGCTGTAGCTGGCTTTAATCAAATTGGCGCTACTGCTGAAGACGGTCTTAACGCAACCTACAACATGGGTACTGCTGGCATGACCAACCTTGTGACGCTTGGCACTAACGGCCTAACTAACTTGCATTCTCTTGGCAAGCTCGGAATGGAAGGCATCTACATGACCAATCAGGATTGGCTGGAGTATGCCACGGCTACTGCTACCGATAACGGCTGTGTAATTACAACAGATTCAAACGACAAAATCGTAGTAACCTGTAACTAACTTTGACTGATCTTAATGTTCAGTTGTTGCCTTGGCAGCAGGCAGTATACTCTGATCCTACTAGGTTCAAAGTAGTAGCGGCTGGACGGCGTACAGGGAAGTCCCGTCTTGCTGCATGGATGTTGATAATTAATGCTTTACAGGCCGATAAAGGCCATGTTTTTTACGTTGCGCCCACTCAGGGTCAGGCCAGAGACATCATGTGGCAGACCCTATTGGAGCTAGGACACCCTGTGATTGCGGGTTCGCACATTAACAACCTGCAGATCAAGCTGGTCAACGGGGCCACCATTAGTCTCAAAGGAGCCGATAGGCCAGAGACAATGCGTGGTGTGTCCTTGAAGTTTCTTGTGATGGACGAGTACGCAGACATGAAGCCTGACGTATGGGAACAGATCCTCCGTCCAGCACTGGCTGACCAAAAGGGTTCAGCGATGTTCATAGGTACGCCTATGGGTAGAAACCATTTTTACGAGCTATACAAACTTGCAGAGCTAGGAGACGACGAAACGTACAAAGGGTGGCACTTTACGTCTTACGACAACCCGCTTCTTGACCCTGAAGAAATTGATACTGCAAAAAAATCAATGTCAAGTTATGCGTTTCGGCAAGAATTTATGGCCTCTTTTGAAGCTAGAGGTTCAGAAATGTTTCAAGAGGGCTGGATACAGTTTGGAACAGACCCTGATGAGGGCGACTACTATATTGCAGTTGACCTCGCAGGTTTCGAAGAAGTTAACAAAAAACGGACAAAGAACACTAAACTAGATGAGACTGCAATTTCTGTTGTCAAGGTTAGCCCTAATGGTTGGTACGTTGATAACATTATACATGGGCGGTGGAGCCTTGACGAGACTGCCACCAAGATATTTCAGGCCGTTAGAGACTACAGACCCGTCAGTGTTGGTATTGAAAGAGGAATAGCAAAGCAGGCAGTAATGAGCCCTCTTACGGATCTAATGAAACGCTACGGCACGTTCTTTAGAGTTGAGGAACTAACCCACGGCAACAAGAAAAAGACTGACAGGGTTATGTGGGCGTTACAAGGTCGCTTTGAAAACGGGTACATTAGTTTAAACAAAGGTGAGTGGAATAACAGATTCTTAGATCAACTGTTTCAGTTTCCAGATCCGCTGACCCACGATGACTTAGTTGACGCACTAGCCTATATAGATCAGTTAGCGCAAGTTGCATACGACTACGAATTTGAAATTGATGACCACGAATTACTTGACGTTATTGCAGGATACTGATGGTTTTTAGAAGATTTAACACTTATGGTATTTACGCTATCTCTGCCGTAGTATTTTTTACTATGGGCTACAGCATAGCTTTAATTTAAGGACAGTACTATGGCGGATGAGATATACGAACAAGACCCTTTAATGATTCAAGAGTCTCTTGAAGAATGGGTTATGACAAAGTGCGAAAACTGGCGTGACTATTATGAATCAAATTACGAAGACAAGTTCGAAGAATACTATAGGCTATGGAGAGGTCAATGGGATCCTGCTGACTCTGAACGAGCGTCTGAGCGTTCTAGAATTATCTCTCCTGCGCTTCAGCAGGCTGTAGAGTCTAACGTAGCAGAACTAGAAGAGGCTACCTTTGGTCGCGGCAAATGGTTTGACATTTCCGATGACATGAACGACCCAGAAAAAAACGACATTCAATACTTACGAAAAAAACTAACCGAAGATTTTGAAGCATGTAAAGTACGTAAAGCTGTTGCTGAGTGCCTTATTAATGCTGCTGTTTTTGGTACGGGAATTGGGGAGATAGTTCTTGAAGAAGTTAAAGAAATGGCTCCAGCAACTCAACCCCTTATGGGTGGTGATCTGCAAGCTGTGGGCGTTAATGTTACTGATAGGCTTGTTGTTAAGCTCAAACCTGTATTACCCCAGAACTTCCTAATTGATCCTGTTGCTACATCTGTTGAGGAAGCCTACGGCGTAGCTATTGATGAGTTTGTATCTAAACACTCCGTAGAACTTTTGCAAGAACAAGGTGTTTACCGACAAGGCGTTATTGAGTCTGCTGCTGCTAACACAGATTTAGAGCCAGATTACGATTTAACAATGTACAACGACGACAAAGTACGGCTAACAAAGTACTACGGCCTTGTGCCTCGTGAGTTGCTTGCGGCTGAAAATGACGAGTTTGAGTCTGACTCTATGTACGTCGAGGCTATCGTTGTTATTGCTAACGGCGGTCTGCTGCTTAAGGCCGAAGCTAACCCTTACATGATGGAAGATCGTCCTGTAGTTGCTTTTCCGTGGGACGTTGTTCCGGGCCGTTTCTGGGGCCGTGGTGTCTGCGAGAAGGGTTACAACAGCCAGAAGGCTCTAGATACAGAGTTAAGGGCTAGAATTGATGCCCTGTCTCTTACGATTCACCCGATGCTCGCTATCGACGCAACTAGGCTTCCTAGAGGAGCTAAACCAGAAGTGCGTCCGGGCAAAATGATTCTTACTAACGGAGATCCTCGTGAAGTCTTACAACCGTTCAACTTTGGGCAGGTGGGCCAGATTACTTTCGCTCAAGCGCAGGCGCTTCAACAGATGGTTCAACAAGCAACTGGAGCTGTCGATTCAGCAGGAATCGCGGGCCAAGTTAATGGCGAGGCTACTGCTGCTGGTATTAGTATGTCTCTTGGTGCTATTATCAAACGCCATAAGCGTACTCTCATCAACTTTCAGCAATCTTTTTTGCTGCCTTTTGTAACCAAGGCGGCTCACAGGTACATGCAGTTTGATCCTGAGTCTTACCCTGTAGCTGACTACAAGTTTAATGCTACGTCTACTTTGGGCATTATTGCTCGTGAGTACGAGGTTACTCAGCTTGTACAGCTTCTGCAAACTATGAAGCAAGACAGCCCGATTTACCCTGTGTTGATTCAAAGCATTATTGACAACATGAACCTCAGTAACCGTGAAGAGCTTATTAGTGCTATGCAGCAGGCAAGCCAGCCTAATCCGCAACAACAACAGATGGCTATGGCG